TTGCTGAGAAAATGGTCGAACTGGAAGATAAATTCATCGACTTGGCATTCGGTGTTGGACCGATGGAGAACTTAACATCAGAAGATGTCAAGACCTACATTCGATACATCGCTGACCGCCGTCTGATTTCTCTCGGCTTGAAAGGTATTTTCAAAGTCAAAAAGAATCCGCTTCCTTGGGTTGAAGAAATGATTAACAGCCCTGTTCACACGAACTTTTTCGAGAACAGAAGTACGGACTACGCAAAGGGCACCTTGTCAGGTTCTTGGAGTGATGTCTGGGCAAACTAAGGTTGCGGGCTCCTAATCAAATGAGGAACAAATGCAACCATTGCCAAATAAGTTACACCATATCTGTAGTGAGTGTGACTCGGAATTTGTAATTTCTTACAATGAAGAAATGTGTGAGGATGACCCGATTCATTGTCCATTCTGTGGAGAATATCTGGTCATTCTAGGTGATGAATTCACCGAAGATGAGGACGAATGACTTGGTTCTATAAGGACCAAGAATTCACTGAGGATATGATAGGCGACAACTTCGGTTTCGTCTATCATATTCAAAGTTTGGTCACAGGCAAATCCTATATCGGTAAGAAATTCTTCACCAAGGCAAAGACCAAACAGGTAAAGGGTAAGAAGAAGAAAACCCGCGTGTCATCCGATTGGCAAGATTATTTTGGGTCAAATGCCGCATTGGTCGAGGAAGTAAAGTATCATGGTCCTGAGAAGTACCGCAGGACAATTCTGTACCTGTGTGCCTCTCGCGGTGAATGCAGTTATTACGAGACAAAAGAGATATTTGCCCGTGATGCTCTGCTTCGTAACGATTACTACAATCAGTGGGTTTCGGCAAAGATACAGAGAACTCATTTGAAAAAACTTCAACAGGAAATATTATGAACGCATTACTTTTGAGTATCATCATTGCATTTGCACCCAATGATGCGGGTGGTCGTATTGCCCTGACCAATGACCAAGGGCAATGTCCCGAAGGTCTGTACACCGCTTTCTCCTATGCAAGCACCGGCGAACACATGACAGGATGTTGGATGTTTCAGCAAAGTCTTGTCTTTGTTACTTGGCCTGAGGGCAAAAAACGGGTATATGACAGCAGTGGTTTCATTTTAACCCCTGAGTTTGAACAGTCTATCTCGCCATAATTACCGCAATACTCTGTGTATAACGGTATCATATACCTATCTCAATACAATTTTATTATGGAGTAAACAGTGAGTAACTACAAAATTACCGTCTTGAACACCTTTGATGAATTCATGACGGCGTATGAAGCCGGCGCGAACATTCAATACAATGCTTATGGTGCCGACAATCTGTACGAAGACGATACTACGGGTTGGGTTGAACCCATAGGTTTGAACCATTGGATGTCCGAAGCAGTGCGTGTTGGCGTGACCCGCGCCGAAATCGAAGATTACATCGGTTGGTATCTCGGATTCGACCCAATGTTTAACGATAACCGACTGCGTGTGGTTGAAGAAGTCTTTGCTGACTGAGTACAAACATGACCAAAAGTATTCTTGGCATACTGACAGAAATTGAATCGACCTCTTCTCGCAAAGAGAAAGAGGCGATTTTGTTTGCACAGAAAGATAATCAACTGTTAAAGGCGATTGTGCATCTGGCACTGTCGCCCAAAGAAATCTTTTACATCAAAAAAATTCCAATGTATGCGACCAAACAAGGCGACAAAATCGACCTGTGGGAAGCAATGCATCGTTTGGAACTATTGTCGAGCCGGCAACTGACCGGCAACTCGGCAATTGAAATGCTTGAGAATCTCCTGTCTTACATGGAACAGGATGATGCCATTGTCGTTGAACGAATCATCAAGAAAGATTTGCGTTGTGGTATTGCCGAATCAACCGTCAACAAAATTTGGAAAAACCTAATCCCTGAATGGCCGTGTATGTTGTGTTCTGCATATGACACCAAACTGGTCGAAAAATTCAAATTCCCTGCTCTTGCGCAGTTGAAACTGGATGGTATGCGATTCAATGCCATTTACAAAGATGGTGATGTCACCTATGTTTCGCGCAACGGTAAACCAATCCTAATCAACAGTCCAGAACTTGATAAAGAATTCTGTGAACTCGCGAGTGCAATTGGTTTCGATGTCGTGTTTGATGGTGAATTGCTGGTCGTTGATGAAAAGGGAAACATTCTTGACCGCAAGACCGGCAACGGCATTCTGAACAAGGCAGTCAAAGGTACTATCTCTGATGAAGAATGTAATCGTGTCCGTGCCAAACTGTGGGATGTTATTCCGTTTGGTGACTTTGAATCAGGCAAATACAAAAATGCCTACACCAAGCGACTTGAATTTCTGGATGTATTGAATAAGAAAATGTTCTTCCGCATCGGTCGAGTCGAATCGTCTATTGTGAATAATCTCAATGAAGTGCAGAAACTATTCAAAGCATATCTTGCATTGGGTCAAGAAGGTTTGATTCTCAAAGACCCGAATGGCATTTGGGAAAACAAACGTACCAAGAGTCAAATCAAATTCAAAGAAATATTGCAGTGCGAACTTGTGGTTGTTGGCACAGCGCCTGGCACCGGCAAGTATGAAGGTATGCTCGGTGCGATTATCTGTGAGTCTGCCGATGGTGTGATTAAGGTTGATGTTGGTTCCGGATTCACCGATGAAATGCGTGTGACTGGCGTACCAATTGGTTCAATCGTGACTGTGGAATACAATCAACGAATCACAAACAAGAAAGGTGAGCAATCACTATTCCTGCCTGTGTTTGTTGAGGTGCGTTACGATAAAGACGAAGCGGATTCTTCTGACAAGATTGAATGATTACCAGCACTTGAATACGGCATCACAGGTCGTATCAATTTCCATGTGGTAACCCAAACCTTTCAGTAGAGAGGTGATGGCGGCAAAATTGTCAGTATCAAATCCCTTTTCAATGACGAGAAGGGGTTTGTATTTTCGTATGGTCTGCATTGCACCCATGAGAATAGGTAACTCATAGTTTTCTGTATCAAGGAAAATGCAACCGCAACTGCCGAGATTCAATGAATCGATAGATACCATTGGAACACGGTAAGCACCAACGACAGTCAACGGATAAACTTTCTGTTCGCCGTCATTGATTCGATGTTGACCTGAGGTTTGAGTGACTTCAAGGTTTGCTTCTCCGTTGTGGGCACCGAGAGCCGCCTGCATCTTGAGTATATTTGGTCTCTCACAATTCTGCACTAGGCAGTAGAAATTAACGGGGTCAGGTTCAAATGTGTAAACAAAACCAAACTTTTCCGCAAGCATACGAGGATAGAATCCTTGGTGACCACCAGCTTGAACTACAACAGACCAGTCTCGCACATGAGCGTTCAGAAGAGGTTCGAACAAATGAATATATTCTGGCGCAACAATGTCTAAAGTCTTTTCCGTTGAGTATGCATCCCAACAAGTCCAAGGACCAATGCCATTAAATCTGTCCTCACGGACATATGTCAACTCACTAAACTTTACCATAAAATCTCCATAAATCGTTATACAATATATATCTACACTACTGAGGAGTTAGTACGATGGAATACAGAATTACCGGCGAAGGATACAAAATCTATCACGAACTGATGGACACTGACGGAAAAGAATTCACCGTCATTGAAACTCTGAACTATGCGGCCGCATATCGTGAAGAGGATGACCTGATTACCGAAGAAGAACACCAGAACAACCGACTGGAAACCCTGTCGTGGGATGCCAGTGAGAGTGAGACAATCAACACCGTCTTTGCATTTACCAAGGACTGGACACTGGAAGAAACACAGAAAATCGAAAAAGAATGGGAACTGAATCAGTGTAAATACTGTGCCGTGTTCGATGAATATCTGGAAGTCACCGGTCCATTTAATGTGGTCACAGTCGAATACCTATGAGTCGATTGGATGAACAAAGAAAATTGGTCAAAGAACAACTGACCAAGGCAGTAGAAGAACTCAAGAAAAAACAAAAACTCATTGAAGATTTGAAATCTGCACGGCAGTTGAGTGATACAATAGAGAAATCTTATGATACCGATGAAACCAAACGATGATATCGTGATTGAATCTGAAACTCTTGGTGTGGTCAAAGGAAAACTTTTGGCGGCACAAATGGTGTTCGATGAATGGACCACTCAATATAAATTGAGTGATGAAGAATTCAAAAAGGCAATAAGAAGACAACTGGCTAATGCCCTTGCTGATGCTATGCTGTCCGGAGAATTTGTCACATTCACCTCGGTTAAACTGCCTGATACAATGCAGACGAAAGTACTCGCTCGCCTGTTTATTTTACCGGATGACCAATATCACGCGGTCATTCTACCCGTTTTGAAAAGAATAAAGGAACAAAGATGATAGTAACAATTATATTGGTGTTGTTGGTTGTCATTGCTATATTCATACAAGTGAACAAACTTCGTAAAGAATTGCGCAGATACACAATCAACAATCAATCGTATATGTACCAACCGCAAGAGCATTTGCGCCAAGGTCGCAGACGCAGACGCAGAAAGAAACCGAATAATCAATAATGCCGGGAGTGTACAAAGAAAAAGAATGTCCTACTTGTGGTGAATTGCATCGCCGCAGAGGACAATACTGTTCTCAATCATGTGCAGGAACAGGCAAAACAAAAACGACCGCAACAAAAAAGAAAATTTCGCGAAGTGTAAGAGAATACACAAATTCACCAGAAGGAATCGCGAATGCAAAAATGAATAGTTCGGGCGAAAGAATGCCTGTTGAAGAATTCGCCGTGTCAATACCTGATTTCAGGGACATCAGAGATTACGACTTTCTTGACGATTACCCAACAGATTGGTAAGTTATTGATTTCATTGAAGTTTTAAGTCATTGATTCGAAAGAGGTTTGTAAACATCTTATAAGTCATTGATTTCATTGCTTTACATTCTCTAGACTCTTTGTTATACTATGAATGTGAGAAAGGAGAAGTGAAATGAACAAAGCGAAACACGAATACAGTTACCAACATCCGGACGGTTATCCGGTCTACATTCTTCCTGCCAAGGCGCCTCGCAAGTGCGAACAAGTTTGGGGAAGTAATAAATTCTCTGCCGCGAATATGGGTGCGAAAGCAGTCTCGCTCGCGTTGAAAGGTGTCAATAAACGCAAACACGGTTAAAACATTACCGCAATAAACACTGGTATGTCGTAAGATATACCAGTGTTTTCTTATCTAAGGATTTCGTCATGCTAATCGCATTTCTCTATATCGTTCTCGGACTTTTGGTTTCAATCACCGCGCACATCTTAACTAATGCGTTTGGTTTGCCGACTTGGTTGCAGTATGTCACCGCATTCTTCTGCACACTGCCATTTATGATGAAGGCGATTGACGCTTTCGTTGACGCACTGTGAGGTGATGAATGAGCAAAGTTGAAAGTAAGAACGCAGTTATTCGCAACGCGACAATCTCACGCGCCGATTATGGTTGCATCAAAATTTGGTTGAAACAACCCATAAAATGAAACTACATCTACACAGTGACCTACATTTAGAATTCGCAGACCATACTCTGGCCGGCGGCGATGTTCTGTTGCTGGCGGGTGATATCTGTGTTGCTGACCTGTTGCGAACAGAACGCACAGACAAAGAATCAAAGCGACACCGCGAAAGATACAATCGGTTCTTCCGTGAAGAGTGTGCGAAGTACGACAAGACCTACTACATCATGGGCAATCACGAACACTATGGCGGCCTGTTTGATGAAACTGCAAACATTCTGACCGATTTCCTGCGTGATACCAATGTCACATTGTTAGACAAACAATTCGTGCAGTTGAAAGAAGGATGGCAATTGTATGGTGCCACTTTTTGGACCAATTACAACAGCGCCGACTGGCATTGTATGCACGCCGCCAAAGATATGATGAATGACCACCGAGTGATTCGTAAAATGTGGGAAGGTGTCGAGCGTAAGTTTGTACCCAATCAGGCACTAGACGAACATTACCGTGCGAGAAATAAACTGACCGAAGGTTTGCGACTTGGTGGTGATAATCTTATCGTCATGACGCATCATGCACCACATTCAAAGAGTACTCACCCAAAATATGCCCAACAACACCTATTGAATCATGCATATCATTCCAATCAAGAAGAACTGATATTGGATAATCCGCAAATCAAGTTTTGGTTTCACGGGCATACGCATGACTCTTTCAGTTACATGGTGGGTGATTGTCAAGTTGGATGCAACCCGCGCGGTTATCATGGTTATGAACTTAACAACGGATACAATCCACTTTTTGAGATAGAGATATGAATGCAAAAGGTTTAAGAGGATTTCTGATTCGCACAGCAGACAACGGATTTGTGTTCCGTGTCTATACCGATACAGAAGGTGGTTTCAACGACTATGACATTCACCACTATGACCTAGAGGTGGAAATCATAGCAGATGATTCCGAGTTGTTTAGTGATGGTGAAAAATACTGGATTGATTATAAGGAGTAATTGATAATGTTCAAAGAACTACTTGAAGGTGTACTGAATGCTATCCGCAAATACGGATACAATTATGCTGAGAAAGAAATGTCAAAGAACCGCGAGGCCATGTTAGAGGCATATCGTGGTGTTTTGGAACTGGCAGAGAAAGGTGAAGTGATTAATAGCAGACACGGCATCTGCAACAACATCATTGTGTATTCCACCAAGAACGGAAAACCTACATGGCATCACATGGATGAACTGTGCAAGGACTGGCACCACTTCTCGGGCAACCGAAGTTTCCCTGTTCCCGGATCGATTACTGAATATGAAAAGGCACAAGACAAGGATGAACTGTGGAAAGGCGAACAACTTGTCTACCGCATTTCACTGTTGAATCACTGCATCAAGAAACTGGAAGAATTGAAGTGAGAAAATATCAGCGGTCATCCAAACTTTCTAATTTGGCATTCGTTGTGTTTATTACCGCATATGTCATTGTCGGTATACTATTCTGGATGAACAAATGAAAAACTGGTCTGAGATTGAACGAAAACTGATTTTGTGGGTCAGCGCGGTGCAAATCGCCATACTATTGTTAGCACTTACCTTGGAATTGAACAAATGAAATATGTCCCCGAAGCAGAAGCAAAGTTATTGGGTCTGGTGTTTTTGTGCATGGGCGCGGCACTGGTACTAGGTTTTGTATTGGGTATGTTGTTCCAAGGTCATTTCTACTGTTGAGGTAAACATGAATAATGAAGTATCAGAATTGTTAGATGGTCTTTTTGAAGAATTCTCGGAAGAGGACATTCAGCAAGACGAAGCATTCACTGAATTCCTGAGAAATACTGCCGACCTGTATCAACGGCAGGATCCAATGGACCGACCCAATGTATTCAAATACAATGAGGCTGAATGGTATGCCTTTCTTGATGGTTGGAAAGCAGGCAGAGAATTTCAGCGAAACCAAGAATCTGAACTATTGGCGGCCGCAAAGACGGCACTGAACGGTTGTGAATCTTGGATTCATGACCAACTCGATGGAACAAATTCTCTCGATAAGGCTCTTGCTGAACTTCAACCTGTGCGTGATGCCATCAGTAAATACGAGAACAATCAATGAAAGTTTACATTGGTCCGTATGTAAATTATTTTGGTCCATTCCAACTTGCCGATTTACTGCAACACATCGGTGTGCCGGCACGCTGGTGTTATGCCATTGGTGAGAAGATATCTTGCCTTCCGTTTGTGAATCAATTTGCTGAATGGGTACATAAAAAACGCAAACGCAAAGTCGAGGTCAAAATTCATGACTATGACACATGGAACATGGACCACACACTGGCCTATATCATTCTGCCGATGCTCAAGAAACTGAAAGCAGAAAAGCATGGGTCATGCCCCGTGGATAACGAAGATGTTCCTGAATACCTGCACTCGGTCAACAGTACCGACCAAGAAGATGGAACGGTTCAAGCCCGCTGGGAATATGTCCTTGATGAAATGATTTGGGCATTTGAAAACATAATTCAAGAAAACCTCAATGCCTATTGGAACGAAGAGACCCAAGAGGTCGATATCGAATCATGGAAAACATACAGTGACCGAATCTCCAATGGCACACGACTGTTTGGCAAATACTACATGGGACTATGGGATTGATAATGAATAAACTAGTTATTGGAAATGAGGTGTACTATTTCGGTGACCGAAAGAAACTGGAACTTGCCAAAGAATATGTCGATAAACACTGGATGGTAACGGTGGTCGCACTGGCCGATGTGGTCATTTCAGGTGACAAGATTCTCAAGTGCCGATACCCGATGTACTACATTTTTGACGGATACTTTCAGAATCGTGATGCTCAAGTAGAGTGGCGCAATTATGATGTTGACGGTCTGTACCACAAGGCCATGGATGAAGATACATTCTTTGAAGGTGCATTGAACGGCATCTATAAACCCGAAGATGGCACCGCATACTGGGCAAATGAAACTCAAATCTCCAACAGGTCAGCATTCCAAGAAGAGCCGCCAGAAGGCGCAACTCTTGTAGTCTGGCGCAACGAAAAGGAATCACATGGAAATTAATCGAAACTCATGGCATTACAAAGTAGCAACCTTGGTCACACCTGAACACCAGATTAACCGTGACCTGTGCGGATATATCCGTGCCGTTCTGGTAGGACTGGGACTATCTTTTTTCATGCTCGTTGCGGGTGTGCTTATTCTGTTGTTTGCAGTACTGAACATTCTCGGTATCATTGAAATGTTCATGGGTACATGGGCAAAATCGCCCTATGCACTGGTGAATATCGCCGGTCTTGGTATTGCACTGATGTATGGTATTCCCGCATTGTTTAGATGGTCACGCAAACGACTGAAAGAATCAAGTCAAGCATCCGAACCAAGTCTGGTCGCTCGCTGGTACCGTGACCACAAAGAAAAAGTCTGTTCAACCATTAAATTCAAAGGATGATTATGTCTGTTGAATCTTACATCTATTTTGTACCACTGATTACCAGTCTGCTATGCATTCTGGCGGCACTGACCTTTCATCGCAATCAAAACCTTATCAATAAAAAAGGTGAACTGGCCATATGCCTGTTGTTTGCACTGGTACCGATTGCCAATGTATTCTTGACCGCGGGCATGATTTTTCTATTCTCGGTCACCACATTCAGCCGCGCATGGCAAAGGTTCAATGATTGGATGGATTCACCTATTTTCAAAAACGAATATGACCAACGATAAAATACGCAATGTCGCTAAGTATGTCGGTCTGCTGACCGATAGCGGTGAACTACACCCAAATGCTGATGCCGATACTGTGCAGATGTTTGGTGAAGAATTGATAGTTGGTGTGAGAGAATATCTATTGGAAAAAGCAAGGGATTGCATTGACAACCCCTTGCATTACTATGCTCTTGCGGATGACCTGACCGAGGAATACAACCTGCAAGATTAAGGATGATATGACCCGTACAGGCAATGTGCCATTTCATGTCCCAGTGTCAGTACATCATCATCATCGATTTTATCTGGTGGTTTGATGTGTATCTCACACTGATAGGGTGCCTGTAAATCCCATGCCGCCCAACCTAGTGAGTTATCGACCTTGTTACGGCGACCATGAAACTTCTGCAATGCCGTTGTCACATCACGGTATGAAGAATATTCATAGACCGTCACCGTCATAGGTTGACCGGTACGATTGTGTTCCTTTTGCATGGGTACATATTGTTTCTCAGGTTCACACGCGGTTAATGCCAGTGCCAACCCGATTGCAATGATTGTCCATGGTAGTCTCATGGCAGTTTTGCCAGCTGAAAGTGCATACCGTCTTTGGTTGTCCAGTCACCACCCCAATCAAAGCCGGCATCCTTGAATGCATTGACAAATGCCGGTGATAATGTAGGTGTTTTCTTCCAACCATTCCATGCCGCATTGACATCAATCGCCAATCCCCATGAATGCAGAGACGGAGATGCATTACCCTTTTTTCTACGAATATTGAAGCAACCATCCCATGTCTTTAATTCTTTTGCCAGACCACGCGCCATCAAATTACGAAATGCGGTTTCCAACGGCTTGACCATGTCACGATTACAGTACACCTTTTTCGGTGCAGTAGGAATTGCCGTCTCGATATCCGCCGGTACATCCCACACAACCATACCCTTTTCAAGTGCGGGGTCGCCATACTTTGCCCATGCTTGCTTACTTGTTACCATATAATACCTCCTGATTAAAGGAATATTTAGTGAAACCCGCGCTTGTCCTTGTACAAACAAAACACCAAAAACAACAAGTAAAACGAATAATCGAAACACACCATTCCTATGTACCCACCGCGTCATCCGTAGGAAGAAGAATCGATTGGCTAATACAGTATGATAACCGTATAGTAGGCATGATTGGTATAGGTTCATCCGTGTATCCACCACCAAAGGATATACTCCGATACCTGAATATCACCAAGGAACAATATAAGAACCAATTCAATGGTATTGCAAACAACTGGCGATTCTGTATGTCCGAGAGAATACCCAATATTGGTACCCAAATACTCAAGGAACTCCGATACCATGCACCGATAGAGTGGCACAATAAGTACAGTGACCATCTAACACATATCATCACCTTTGTTGGGGGTGGTAATACAGGTGCAGTATACCGTGCCGATAATTGGAAGATGATAGGTGAAACCTCTGGTCTACCCGACCATAAGTCATCCTCTATGAAGTGGCACAGTAATGACCAACTGAAAGAACGATTTGTAAAACCAACAGGGGAGAATAAAAAGAGTATATTTATACAGGTAGTAACCGAACCCCGAAAACCAGTAGAAAAACCAGTGAGAACCATTGAAAATTTTATGGAGGAAACATGAAAAAACACCCGAATTTTGATGTAATTATTTGTGCCGCCGAAGGAAGAGAATTAGAGGGGTACCACACCACACAAGAACGGTGGGTAAGACTCGGCACTCATTCACTGAATTATGCCGTGGCGCAGAAGTATACCAAGTTCCGTGTCTATGAAAAACACAGAGAGATTCGCGAGGCCTATGCAGAAGGTAAAAGAATTGAGTGGTATGATTCGTCATTTAATAAGTGGCGCGAAGTTTTCCAGCATGGCGACATGATGTTCCACGACCATATTCAGTACCGAATTGCCGAAGTAAAAGACACAGATAAGTTTGCGGAACTCAAGAAGGCATTCCGTGACGGTGCAGTGATTGAGTGGTATTCTGATATTACTAAGGAGTGGTGCGTGGCAACGACTCCTTTGTGGGATCCGCGGGTTTACTATCGCGTGAAAACCAATCCAACTCCAATGAGTGACCATGGTCTGTTGATGCGTATGCAAGAACTACTGGATGAACTCAAGAGACGCACCGATACATTCTGATAATTCCTGAATTGTCAAGCCCCTAGAGTAAAATCTGGGGGTTTTATTTTGCCTGAAAAGCTTGACAAACGGCAGTGCGGTGTGGTACCCTACGGGTGTGGTGGGCGCGGGACTATTCGAAACTTTCTTTGGTCCAGCTGGTTGACAACCAGTGTGGACCATGGTATTATGATATTGTGGGAGACCGTCTCGGCGCCAGGCCCCAGCTGGAAATGCTTGACAACTACCGCACCAGTGATATACTAGTGGTGAGACTGGCAGAGGAATTTCCTATGAAGACAAAAGTCAAGTTTATCGGTGACTACGCGGTCATGTTTGAACGAGTACCGTCTATGGATACGCCATGGGTCGTGATTACGGACTATGGGTATGACCGTGACCGTGTACGGTTTGACAACTATCGGAACGCACAGGCATGGTATAAGAGTGAGTGCAACCGACTCAAGAATTTCGCGCGGTGAACCGTTGACAATTGCCGAAATGTGGTTTATACTGGTCTTGAACTGGTGAGGAGACCCCATGACTGAACGACTGGAAATTGCGCGGGCTTGGCGGGCCGCTTATGATAAGTGGTTGAACGCCTATGCGGCCGATGAAGTCGAGAAGGCGCGCCGTTGGTGTAATGTCGCGGCCATGCACTGTGCCAGTTATCAAATCAAATTCTTTTGTGCGACCTATCAGAGCGCCGAAGATGAAATGCGACAAATTCTGAAGGAGAATCCATGAACGATTATCCCTACATCGAAGAGTTGAAAGACATCTATTCCGAGGTCCACAAGGATTTGTTCGGTTGCCGGTACCGTGGTTACTGGCGCGAGGACACGACCGAGGAAGATGTCCAAAATGCAATTCGTGAACTCGGACGCCAACTGGAAGAACAGATGGAACACGAAGACCACTGGTACAAAATGATGCAGGAGAAAGATGCCTATGAGAATCGCATGATGGCACTTGACCCTCCGCACCGTTACGAGCGCATGGCGGAACGATTGGGTCTTCCTGTGTAACGGTTGACGGTTACTGAAATCTGGTTTATACTGGTCCTGAACTGGTTGAGGAGAGAATCCATGGAACAAAGACTGGCCCTTTCAAAACGCTGGCTCGGCGCGCGGATAAAATACCTGAATGCCTCTTTGGCAGGCAATGAGGAAAAGAAGCGCATCTATCGTAACCGCATTGCGACCTACTGTGTGCGTTATGCTGAGAAGTATCGTTGTGCGGACTATCTGGCCGCAGAGTACGAAATGCAACAAATTCTGAAGGAAAATATGTAATGATAGTCTATCAAGTGGTGGGAATCGACCCGACTCCCCAAAATTACGAACACGCCGATGTCAATGTCTATGCGCAGTGGGAAGGCGCACACAAGAGACAACTCGAAATGATTGAACGATTCCCGTACTATGTGTGGGAGATTCGTGAACGGGTATACACCGAATAAGAGCTGTTGACACTTGCCGGTATATCGTTTATCCTATCCTTGAACTGAGAGAGGAGAGGTTTCCCATGAAAGTTTACGCGGTTGAACTCAATGAGATTGCGCTCGAGGGCGGTATTAATCCTTGGTGCGCTGACGAACTCTATCGCACGAAAGAAGAAGCAGAAGCGCGTGTCGCAGAATTCAATAAGGTGGGTCTCGGCGGTGTTGATTGGGTCGTGATTGCCCACTATGCCGGTGAACGACTTTTGACCAGCGGTGAAGAAGTCCGCGCGTTTGAGTGGAATCACTAAGGAGTTATTCGATGGAAGTCAAGATTCATGAAGTGGTTTATGCTGAAATCCGCGATAGGGGACGCATTCTCCGAGTCGATGAAGATGGTCATGTCGAGATTCGCCGCCAGCGGTACTTGGGTTGGGAATGGGAATACTATGACCGCACCAATGACGACCATGCCGATATTCGTTGGGCAGGTGCCGCGGCGATTGCCAACCACTATGAAAAGAAACGGGAGAACGCATGAAAGTCTCTGAACTAATTGCTTGCCTGCAAAGCATGGACCCCAACGCGAGTGTTGTATTTGTCAATAACGATGATGTCACCGAAGTCAATCAAGTCTGTGCAGAATTCGTGGTAATCGCCGGTCTTGAGGACGAAGAAGAATATTGACAAATAATCAAAAATCGTTTATCCTGTCCTTGAACTGGTGAGGAGAGAGTCCTATGAAAAACCCCATTCTGGTCAATGAGTTAGCCGAGGCCGCGCTGAACTGGCGCCTTGCCAAGGCACTCTATGACGAAACGGGTCAAAAACAACACCGCTGGTTATACGAAGAAGCGGAAGACAAACTCAAAGAAACGGTCGCGAAACTGCACTACAGTCTCGCTTGACAATACCGCACAGGTGAGGTATAATGGTACCGAAGTGAGAGTGAACCCATAAACCAGCCGAGGTGACGAATGAAACC